GTCATGGTAGTCGCTCCGTGGTGAGTTGCGTTGTTTTCCTGCCACCACATTCGCTCTTTGGGGCTGATTAACGTAGCAAAATCAGAGCCATAATATTGCTTTCTGATCATTCGGCGTGGCCCGTCGCGTCCACCCAGCCACCGTCCTGCCAGAGATAAAGGTGGCACAGCTCGCAGGTCGGATGTGGGAGGATTTGCGGGGCGCGCGGCGGATCGAAACAATCCAATTCATCAACTCGGACCTGTCGGATTTCACAGGCGGCAAGGATATCGTCGGGGGTCCAGAGGGCCAATGCGGGCAGCATGTGGGAGGGGTAGCCGTCAAAGTGGACATAGACGTGGGCCCATTCCTCTGGCCCGGTCTGGATGGCGATCTGTGCGCGCGTGCTCATGTTGTTCTCTGTCAGATCAGGTGCAATTCAGCCAGCGTGGCACAGGCCGCCGCCAGCTGGCTGGTGGGCAGTTCGATCTTCAGATGTGAGATCACGTCCGAGGCTTCGGCGGTGATCCCGTCCTCGCGCAATGCGGTCTCAATGGCAGCGGCCACGGCGTCAGGGCGGGAGTGGTCGAACTGAACGGGCAAGGCAGCGTGGTCGATGCGGATCGTAGTGGTGGCGGTCATGGTGTGGCCTTTCAGGTTTGCTGTTCGATCAGGGCGAGGATCGCGCAGGCCATCCCGCCGAGGTATTCGCTGCGGCGAAAGACGATGTCGTCGATCTCGTTCGCGGTGGTGACGCTCGGGTCGACCGCGAGGTCAGCTGCCATGTGGGGCAGGAGACGCTTGGCCTCGGCGTTGTAGCGTTCTGCGATGGTCATGGGCGAGGTCCTCAAATGCGTCGTTTTCGTTGAGGAATCTTCGCTCTATGGGTCGGGTATATCCAGTATAATCGGAGCAATTACACGGCTTTATGAGGGGCACATGGCGCAATCAAAACGCGGGTCCCTGATCGAGGCCGTGACCAACACAGTGGTGGGGTATGTGCTGGCGGTGGCCACGCAATTTGCGGTGTTTCCGATCTACGGCCTGAAGGTCGGCGTGGTCGAGAATCTTGGCCTCGGTCTTGTATTCACCGCGGTGTCGTTGGTCCGTGCGTACGTCCTGCGCCGGATCTTCGATCGCTTACGACTTTGACAAGATGCTCCGTGCGTTTGAATACTTGATATGTGGCAAAAATGTTACGGTGGGGTAGAAGGACTTCTGAGTTTTAGTGCATTGGAGATGTAAGTCCGGTTAGCGTATGCAGCGCCTTATTAATCCGAGACCTTCGCCTTTTCACTGATTGGGGCCGCCTTTGGTTCACCAAGCCATGTTACCTTTTGAATGGCATGAGTATGCCCTCACAGCGTTTGCGTTTTTTCTTTGCGTGTTGATTGTCCTGCTGCGCTCACGTTTCCCTCGGTTGAGCGGGCGTAATGATGACCTGCGCGCGGTTCAATCAATGCACTCACGCCCGACCCCGCGCGTAGGAGGAATAGCCATCTTCGGTGCACTGGGCCTGAGTGTTGTTTTCGCACCGGTTCCAATTTCAGGGCCTTACGCTGACTTCATTCTTGCGACCTCGCTCCTCTTTTTTGTGGGGCTGGCTGAGGATCTTGGTTTCCACATGTCACCCCGTCGACGCATGCTGGCTGCGGTCGGTGCAAGTTTGTTGGCGATCTGGCTTTTGGGGGTTTGGCTCCCACGGACCGGGATCCCAGGGTTGGATGCTGTGGTTGACCATTGGGCTATCGGCATCCCGCTTACCCTTCTGGTCACGGCGGGGGTGTCAAACGGATTTAACCTGATCGATGGGGTTAACGGCTTGGCGTCTCTGACGGCCATCGTTGCAGCTGTGGCGCTAAGCCAAATCGCTGAAGTGTCCGGCTACACGACGATGGTTCATCTCGCGATGATGGTGGCCGCGGGGATTTTTGGGTTTTTCCTAGTGAATTACCCGTTTGGTCTGATCTTCCTTGGAGACGCCGGCGCCTACACGATTGGCTTTGTGCTCAGTTGGTTTGGCATCTCGGTGTTGCTCAATTCACCCGATGCCTCACCTTGGGCGATTTTGCTGACAGTGTACTGGCCTATTGCCGATACGTTGCTTGCCATATTCAGGCGCTCGCGCAGCAAGTCGGATGTTTCGGCGCCTGATCGGCTACATGTGCACCAATTGGTCATGCGTTCTCTGGAAATCTGTGTCCTTGGCCGGAACCGCCGCCACATTGCAAATCCTCTGACGACGTTGGTTCTGGCGCCGTTCGTGATAGCGCCGCCGGTTGCTGGGGTCCTGCTCTGGAACCAAAATCTGAATGCCTTTCTGGCGGTCTTGGTCTTTGGTGTGCTGTTTTTCGCAAGCTATGCGGCAGCGCCTGTTTTGATCCGTCGGTTCCGGCGGTAAACGCGGGAAGTCAGGCTGTCGTCCCACAAGCATGGGGCAGTCTAATGTCTGATACCCGCCCACGTGGCCAGACCATCACCGTGGCGCAGGCCGCCGCCCTGCTGGGCCGCTCGGAACGCTGGGTCCAGGGGCTGGTCACATCCGGCTACATGGATCGGGCCATGCGGGGCGAATACACGCTGGTCGGCGTGATCCGAGGGGCGCTGGCCTATTACGAAGACCAGCTCACAAAGAACAACAAGGCCGCGGTGGCAAGCCGGGCCACGGAAGCGCGCACGCGTGAGATTGAACTCAGAATTCAGGAACGCAGCCGGGAGTTGATCCCGATGGAGGATGCCAAGGCGGTGGTGGGCGAGATGGCGGCGCTGGTGCGGGCGGAGCTTGCGGGGCTTGCTGCGCGGTACACGCGCGACATGGAGGCGCGGCGCGCGCTCGAAGAGGTAATCGATGGCGCGCTGGAACGGATTGCAGGGGCCGCAGAAAAAGCGGGTACAGCTTTGGTCGCTGGCAGCGGCGATCTGGAGGCCGAGCGAGAAGCGTGATCCGGCCGACTGGGCCGCCGCCCACCGCATCTATCCCGAAACCGCCGGTATTCCCGGTCCGCGTGACCCAAAGCTGACGCCGTATATGATCCCCTGGTCCGCAGCCGTGCATCGCGGCGGCTACCGCCGGGTGGTGGCGGTGACCTCGGCGCAATCTGGCAAGACCGACAGCATGCTCGACATCATCGGCGCGCGGTTGGACCAGCGCCCGGCACCGATCCTTTATGTGGGGCCCACGAAGGAGTTCCTGACGGATCAGTTTGAGCCGCGGCTGATGGCGCTTCTGGATGAGGCCGACACGCTGGCGAACAAGGTGGTGCGCGGCCGCCGGATGAAGAAGACGCTGAAGCATGTGGCAGGCGTGCGGTTGCGGCTTGCGCATGCAGGCTCTTCGACGGCGTTGAAATCCGATCCTGCCGCGCTCGCGCTGATCGACGAATACGACGAGATGATGGCCAACGTGAAAGGCCAGGGCGATGTTCTGGGTCTGGTGGAAGCGCGCGGGGAGACCTATGCGGATTTTGTCACGGCGATCACCAGCACACCGGCGCGAGGCCTTGTGGAAATCGAACCGGATGAGGGCAGCGGTCTGGAGTTCTGGGCACGCTCGGCACCGGATGATGTTGAGAGCCCGATCTGGAAACTGTGGCAAGAGGGCACGCGGCACCATTGGGCCTGGCCCTGTAAGCATTGCTTGGACTTCTTCATCCCGCGGTTCAAGCAGCTGCGCTGGCCCGAGCGCGCGACACCGTCGCAGGCCAAGCAGGCCGCAACGCTGGAATGCCCGCGCTGCGGGGGTCAGCATGGCGAGGCTGACAAGGTTTGGATGAACGCCCGCGGCGCGATGGTGGCACCTGGACAAACGGTAACGCTGAAGGACGACGCGCCGCATGTCACTGGCGCGCCAGCGGACAGCTCGACGCTGTCGATGTGGACCTCGGGGTTGTGCTCGCCCTTCGTCACCTGGGGCCAGCGGGCGGAGACGTACCTGACGGCGCTGCAATCGGGCGACCATGGCCGGATCCAGACCGCGATGAACGCGGGCTTTGGAGAATGCTACGCCATGACCGCTTCGGGCGATGTGCCGGACTGGCAGGAAATCATGGAGCGGCGCCAGCCGTATCGGGCGGGGGATGTTCCCGCAGGCGGGCTGCGTCTCGTCATGGGCGTCGACGTCCAGAAGTTCAGCCTGGTCTATGTGATCCGGGCCTTTGGCGCGCGCGGGACGTCCTGGCTCGTGGAGTTTGGCCAGCTTTACGGACCCACCGAGGATGACGACGTCTGGTCAGCACTGGCGGACTTGATGCTGACGCCGGTGAGCGGCATGCAGATCGAGAAAGTGTTTGTCGACAGCGGCTTTCGGCCCGACAAGCCGGAACTGGGCAACGAGCACAAGGTCTATGAGTTTTGTCGACGCTACAGCTGGCTCTGTTCGCCCACAAAGGGCCGGGATCAGCAAAACCCGCCCTACAGGGTGTCCAAGATCGAGGTGAAGCCGGACGGCAAACGCGCGCTTTACTCGATCGATCTGGTGACGCTGTCGACGGATTTCTTCAAATCGCTGGTGATGTCGCGCATCCGCACGCCCGCCGATCAGCCGGGGGCGTTTCATGTTCATGAAGCCGTCTCGGAGGATTACTGCAAGCAGCTGACCTCGGAGGCCCGGATTGTGGTGCAGGGCAAGCCGGTCTGGGTCAAACGTTCGCGCAACAACCACTTTCTGGACTGTGAGGCACTCTGCGCTGCCATCGGCTACACGCTGAACGTGCAGCGGATCCCGGAGGGGATTGAGCGTGCGCCGACGCGTGAGGCGGCTGTGCCGGAGGGGCATGATGCCAGTCGGGTTGGGGATGCGGCAAGGGAGGCAAGCGAGTCGGCAGCGCAGACCCCGCAAAACCGCGCAAGTGGTACTGCGCTTCGCACGCGGTTCGCCCGGCAAGGCAGCGCCCTGAACCGAGGTCGATGAGGCGATGGAAATTATACAATGCTGAGGTGACGCTGCCGCCGGCATCGCAGGGCTCATCCCAAACCCCTGCGGTGGCAGCAGCGCCCTGCAATAACGGCTGATGTTCGCGCGTTACAGCAGAAGTGAGAGGTAGATCACATGTCCGTGATGTCAAAGCTCAAAGATCTGCTGGCCGTGGCGCTGCCTCAACCGGCAGGGCCTGCCAGGCCTGCCAGGTCCGAGGGGATGAGCCTTCCCAAACCCTCGGGCAAATATATGCGCGGCGGGCGCGGTGTGACCTTTGCGGGCTGGAAACCGGCGCTGCGGGAAAGCCAGGATGATATTGGCGAGGCCTGGGATGATGCCGCCGCGCGGGTGGGTGACCTCCTGCACAACAGCGGCTGGCTGGCCGGAGCCATGGAGCAATGCGTCGCCAATACGGTGGGCACGGGTCTGCAGCTGAAGGCGCTGCCAGAGAACGAGACTTTTGGTATGACGCCAGCCCAAGCCTCGGACTGGGCGAAAACGGTGGAGCGTCGGTTCGAACTTTGGGCGCGCAGCGCGCAGGAATGCGACATTCAGGGTTTGCGCACCTTTGGTCAGATGCAGGCGGCGGCGTTTCGATCCTGGCTTGTGACGGGCGAAATCCTCGCGGAGTTGCCCTGGCGCAAGCGGCCGTGGAACCGCTACGGCACCAAGGTGCGACTGCTGCCGCCGCAGCGTCTGTCGCGCAAGACGGAGAGCATGCGGCGGTTGATCAACGGGGTCTACACCGATGCCGATGGCATGCCCGTGGGCTACCGTGCGATCCGCAAGGACCTGTTCCGGCATGACGTGGAATACGATGTGCGCGCCCGCGACCGGGCGGGTCGACCACGGGTGATCCACATCTTCGAGGGCGCGCCTGGCACACATCGAGGCATCTCGCCTCTGGTTCCGGCGCTGCAGGTGGCGCGCCAGTTCG